TTCAAATCTGTTGTTTGACATTTTAATTTAATTTTAATTTATACAAATATAGTAAAAAAAACTGATATTACCTATACTTGTTACTTAACTCTATTTCTAACTAAATCAGAATCATCCTGTGCGGTCTCAATATGTTCTGTTTTAATCTGACCACTATATTCTAATTCTTGCAACTTTCTCTGATGTTGTGCTTGAGCGAATTTCTCTTTCATTTCATACTCTGCTTGAAGCTTCTGTAATTCAGATTGAGTTTTCATTTGAGATAATTGAGCATCAGATTGTGCTTTAGCTTGTATAGACGCTTGTTGTTGTTGAGCGTTAGCTTGAGCATTTGCCATAGCTTGCTCTGATTGTTCTGTAGCATATTTCTTACGTCTAAGTATTAACATTTGGTTTGCTAATTTAGTATTTTTAATACCTCTAACTATAATAGCATCCTCTAATCTTAAGGCTCCTTGCTGTATTGACATTTGAATATTATTTTCTAATAATGCTCTTTCTTCTTCGTCTGGTAATGGCTCAATCATTATACCATAATCAGCCATAGTCACATCCTTACTAACTTCAATAGCTTTCATATTAAATTCACCTAAAGCCCTCATATACCCTTTATAAGTTCCTTTATATTTAACTAAATCACTAACTCTTAGTGCAATACTTTTTGCAGTACCCTGAGTAATAGAAAGTATAGCTTGGTTAATCCATCTTGTAGCATTGTTAGAAGCAAGTAATGCCATTTTATTAACACCAACTAATGATTCTTTATCTGGTTGAGAAGCATCTCTCACTTCATTAATACCAGTTACATCTCTAATCATCTGCATGTTATATTGATATATAGCAATAAGCTCTTGTAGAGCTCCTCCAATACCTCCTCCAAGTTCTTGGATAGGATTTGTTTGAGTAGGAGAGCCATCATCAGCTGTTGCTCTATAATACAAATTACCTGTTTGTTGGTATATATCTTGAACTTGTATCGGAGTAAATGTTCCTCCATCTCCTTTACCTACATTTTCAATAGCTCCTAATTCAATAGCAGAACCTTTAGGTTTAGCTTTAGACATTAAGTGCTGTATCTTCAGGTGACATAATTGTATTTGGTCAGCAAAAGGAACCATTCTCTCTACTAATCCTTTACTATTCATGTTTTTTAAATTAGGAGAGTATAAAGAATAAGGAAGTATAGCGTTAGATAAATTAGACTTAGGTCTTAATATATTTGTAGCTAATCCATAATCATATATATAATCGGTACCAACAATCCAGCTTCCTTTGTATATATTTTCAACATGAGTTTTAAGTTGTTGTCTATCGTACTTAGACTTCTTTGGGGCTTTATATCCAGACTTCTTTTTATTAACAGAATATCCTCCAAACTTATTAGACTTCTTCTCATAATGAAGAGAGTCAGTTGATTTAAACACAGCATCTAATACAGCTATTTTAAATGTATCATATATATTAGTTTCATAACCATTATATATTTCTGAACTCTTATTTAAGCTTTTTGGATTTCCATACTTACCAAGATTACTTCTACCTATTTCAGTATACTCGTCATCAGTAAATGAGTCTCCTGCTAATCTTTTAAGTTCGTGTATTGTTATATATGTAATCTCTCCAGCATGTTGTATATTTTTAAAGTCTGGTCTTGTAGAATGAGATGTTATTAAATTTGAAGGGTCTACGTATCTAATTCTCAACTTACCATCTTCAACAGAAGTTTTAGTTCCTCCCATATTAATATCAATTATATCTCTAAGAACTCTCTTCTTTATTTCTTCCCAATCATTAAGATAGAATGTTAATTCAATTCCCTCCTCCATCGCTATCTCTACAGCTTGTTTATAATCTAACTGCATGTGCAAATCTAATTCTTCAGGATTTTCTGGCAAGCCTTCAAACCCATTATCTAAAGGAAGTCCAGATAAATCAGACATCTCCTGCATAAAGTCTTTTGAATGCATTTTTGTAAGTAATTCTAATTTATCTTGAGAACGCTTATCTTTAGATACGCTATCAATAGCAGTACATCTAATCTTATATTCTTGGTTAGTTAAACCTCCTATAATAACGTCAACGAATTTAGGTATAATAGGGACTATCTCCCAATTAAGATTTAAGTAAGACGAATCACCTGTTGCTCCTAGTAATTCCTTATACGGTTCAACAGATTGCATTCCAGAAGAATACTCTCTATATTTTGAGTATCTTTGATTTCTTGAAGTATGAGAACCATTACCAGCCTCTTCATTTGCCCACTCTCCATACATTCTCTTGAAGTACTGTAGTCCATATGTTTTTTCTTGCTTCTCTTCTCGTGAAGCTTGTGGGTCTGGATACCCACCAAATGTTTTTTTACTCATTATTGTATTCTTTTAGATATTTTACCGTCATTACTATATTTACGCACAAATGGTGCAATTGTTTTTATTTCTTGTTTTGGTTTTATATACTTCTGAGATGCTAAAAGAGTAAACCCACTCGCCATACTAGCATCAAATTTTGTTCTATTATTTACATCAAATTCCAACCAATCCTTTAGAAGCTCATAGAAAAATACTCTACCTATCTCCCCTGTATCTTCATTAACCCCAACATAATCATACACATAAGCCTGTATAGAATCTACTATCGCATTTGCTACAGCAGACCCAGTTGCTGGTATCCCTACTTCTGTTTGCCTTCTACTAAACTTAGTATGAGTGGATTCTGGTCTAGCCATTAAAAATCCTTCATACCCTCTACGTTTAAAATACTGTATCAATCCTATTTTATTATTCTCTACTAACATTGGAGCTCCATAAAATACAGACATCATCAACATATCTTCAAAGAACATTTCTGCCTTTGGTGGTCTGTTAATATACTGAGCTACAAACATATGAGAGTTATCTTGGTCATGTGCATTAAACTTTCTAAACATGTAAGCCGCAGCATCCGACCTCCTTCCATCTGTAGTTACATCATGGTCAAAAGGGTCACAACCTGACACATACTCTATTTCATTAGCAGCAGTCCATCCTTTATGTTTTTTTACTTTAGCATTCCTCCTTTCTTTCTCTGGTAAGTATGTAACACTCCACTTACCTCTACTTGATGGAGTCCAAATAACTTCAGTATCTCTTACACCATTTTGCCATCTAAAATCTCCCTTTGTTACCATAGCACCTCCAGTTCCTTCAAGGTAATCTATCTGTTGATATATTCTTTCAGAATCAAATAAACATGTATCTGTGTTAACTCTAAATGCTTCTTCAGGAGTCCATGGAAATTGTCTTTTATGTTCTGCTAATTTATTCGTATCATTCTTTAGCCCTTCTCGTATCTTTGATAAATATTCCTTTGAGCCTACTGTAATTAAGTCTCCATATTTATCCTTTACTGGAGTTTTTGGATTATTAATAATTGACATGCCGTACTCATCAATAAATCCTTCAAACCCATCATATGCTGGAGTAAAATATCTAAACAATCCAGAGCGTGTTCTGTTGGTTCCTAGAACTATATCTTCTTGGTCTGAGTCATCCCATATATCTTTAAAAGCAGCACCACCCTCATTCATCTCATTAACTGTAGATGGTAAAAATGCTTTACCTATAATCTTTCTACCTTGAGATAGAGCTGGTTTTACAATCTGCCAATTCTTAGATACATCAGCCTCCAACCACTTACCTCCCTCATCAGATACGAATGTTTTAAGCTTCTCTCCATCATAGGAGTTATTTTTAGTATTACGCCAATCTATCTGAGAATCAAGTGCTTCAGACTTTTTTACTTTAGTATTATTTTTAGTAATCCTCTCACCAGGCTTCTTAAACGATAGAACCGTTTTAGGAGAATCTGTTCCTTCAATTATTGGTTGAAAGAATGGAGGTAGTTTTCTAAAAATGTAAACAACCTTGTCAAAGAGCTTTTTTGCATCAGACCCTGTTTTAGATAATATACCACCACTTGCATTATACGATAGCGATATATCATGAAGAACAATTGCTGCTGCCTTCCAGGATGCACCCTGCCTTCTGTGCTTAGGCATTATCAACCCAAAGCTATTCTCGTTTTCTCTTACTGCATCCCATACAAGAAAAAACCTTCTATCTCTATCCCAATAATCTGGGTAGCCAATATCAATCTTACACCAATTTAAGTAATAATAATGAGCACCTGTTATGTAGGTTGCTTCACCGTTATTCATAAACCAGTACCCATTTACCCTTCTGTCAAATTCCTTTTCTATAAATTTATTCTGCTTTGCAGGATTCATAGAATCCCAATTATCTGGGATAGGATTTCTTTGCCATTTCTGATTCTTCTTGCTTCTTTTTGAACCATCTATCAGAGTAAGCTTGGGTTTTTTTGGAACGCTAGTATGTATACCTTGTAGTATTTTCTCGTTCATCACTTAAATTAATTGTTACAAATATAGTAAAATATTAATACATAAACTATATATAACCAAACTATAAAAGGGGCGTAAGCCCCTTTTTCGTTAGTAAATTTCTTTTATGTCTACCAAGTCTTGGCATTTTTCATACTCTTCCGTATAAATATAATGGTCAAGAAGAGTGTCAATAATCTCTCTATAATTATTATTTTCATCTTCTGGGTGGTACAATAATCCAAACTCAACATCTAACTCCATTAACTCATCAAATGTTATTTGTTTAGTTATAAGCATGTATGACCAATGCATAGTGCTCTCTATTATTCTTTCCTCTTCTTTGTATTTTTCTATTTCTCCCATTACTTTTTCTTTGCGAATTTTTCAGCAGAACCCCCTTTAAAATGATTCTCCTCATTAATATTTTCCTCTGGAGCTTCTCCTTTAAGGTCTCTGTCTAGTGATGCTAATGCAGACATCATTTCTTGTGCATCCATAAAAGCCTTCTTCTTAGACTCTAGTGCTGACTTACGTCTTTCATCTGCAACGTCATCTGCGATAGGTCTTTTAACTTCTGCAATAAGAGTTGATATTCCTGCCTTAGCTGCTTTTAGGAGGGCTATTGAAGTCTCCTCTAAGTATAATTGTATTTCAGTTTTTTCTTCCATATTATCCTAATACTGCTAATGCATCATAATCTCTCATTCTATAATACTTATTATCTTCTACGTTCATTTTATAGTTAGAGTTCTTTTTAAATAGTATTCTATCACCTACCTTCATGTCAATAACTTTCTCCGTAAATTGATTTACATGCTTAACAATACCTTGATTAGTAATTTCTTCTTCCTGTCCTATTATGATTCCAGATTCTGTTTCTATCTGGTCTTCGTTAGTAACTGGTTCTACAAAGATATAATCTTGTAGCATTATAATTTTACCATCTCTTTCTAATGCATAAATTTGATTTATGTTTGCCTTGTAGAATGTATCTCCATCAAGCTCAATTGTTTCGTTTATCACGAAGTGGTGAAAGTATACTTTATCTCCATCTACTAATTGTATGTTATCCTCCACTCGCTTAATTGAGTTAGGAGCTGCAAACCTAACTATTCCGTGTTGGCGTGCATGCCATAGTCTATCTATCTCTGTATCCAACCATAGTTCAGTACCATTACTTAATACGGTAGAGTCTTCTGTTTCTTTTTCTAGTTCTATTAAAACTATATCTCCAAATACTCCTTTAATCATAGTCTTCTATTTTTTCAATTCCAGTTTCATATTCAATCATACAGTTATCTCCAGGTATAGACTTCCACAGTCTAACATACTTTGAATTTTTTTCTTGAATATAAACGTTATATCTAGGCTTACTATATTGAAAGGAATATGCTTGGTCAAATGTAATATCTACAATTTCAATCATACCCTTAGCTATAAAGTTTCCTCTTACGTATGTTATATCACGGTCTCCTGCCGTAACTACAACTTTTCTTATTAATCCTGTTGGCGTATCCATTATGCCTCTTCTGTTCTAGCTCCCCAGCGATTATCAGGACATTTTTCTGTTGACCATTGCCCTTTTACTTCAATCATACAGCCACACAAACCACATGCGGATTTTTCTTTTAACAAGTGCTCACATTTATTACACTCAGACATACGTTCTACATAAACATCTGTCGGTACTGTTTTAAACCCATAAGCAGCATATCTTGTAATAGCCTTAGTAAAGCTCCAAGCTTTTTGCACTGCGTTAGGTTGTTTTTTTTCTTCTGACATTTCTTTTAGTTTTAAATTATACTACAAATGTAGTAATTTATTTCACATAAAAATAGTTTGTTAATAAAAAGTATTTAACTATCTTTGTACTTTAATTTAAAAAAAATAATTATGGGATGCGGATGTAATAAGGCTTGTCCAAGATGTAAAAGCAAGCCATGTAAATGTAAAAGAAAATAATATGCCTAGAGATTATAAAGACGAGTACAAGAAGTTTCAAAGCTCCACAAAAGCAAAAAAGGATAGAGCTGCAAGAAACAAGTCTGCAAGGAATACTAAGTGTGCTAAAGGGAAAGAGGTTCATCATAAGGACGGCAACCCAAGAAACAATTCTAAATCTAATTGCGTTTGTAAAACAGTTAAATCAAACAGAGGAAAGAAAGGAGAAGGAGGAAGAACTAAAGGGAGAAAACATAACTACCCTAAAGGACGTAAGTCTCCAGGTACTGGTGGTAGATAGATTATAAAAAAAATAATGGCAAAGAAAAAAGACAGTAGGTTAACAAGAGCAGGTGTATCAGGTTTCAATAAACCTAAGCGTACTCCATCACACCCAAAAAAATCACATGTAGTTGTAGCTAAGGTAGGAGACAAAATTAAAACTATTAGATTTGGAGAACAAGGTGCAAAGACAGCTGGTAAACCTAAAGCAGGAGAATCAGCTAAAATGAAAGCAAAGCGTAAATCCTTTAAAGCAAGGCATGGTAAGAATATTAAAAAAGGTAAAATGTCTGCTGCATACTGGGCTAATAAAGTAAAATGGTAGGTTAATTAAATAAACAAAAATAATTATTATGTATACCACAAAAACAAAGAAAAAAAAGAAAGGAAGAAAGAAATAAAAGAACACTAACCCTGGAGCTAATACCTCTGGGGTTTTTTATTACCTAAGCATTCTAAGCCTCTCTAAGGCACGTTCACAAGACAGGGTAGGTATACACACCCCACAATATAATAACACCCTTTAAACAGTCTTATAATACCCTTCACGTTAATATGGGTACCCTTGTTTATATCTCCATAAGTTACCAGCATTATTTATTACAACCTAAATATGGAAAGAAGACTTTCTTTCTTATTTTTAATTCTTTCTTTTAAGGTATTAATAACTTAAGGTATATATAACTTATAATGTATATTAATATATATCTATTACTTATGATTCTATTAGTACAACTTTGCATATGCAAAAAAGTACACTTGCATTACACTTGTATAAAAAAGGTATTAGTTCTGAGAAAGAATGGGGTAATACTATATACAGTACCTATCAATAAATTAATCCGAAACGAATTCACAGAATGGGGTGGGGTTATATATAAATTTTTAGGCTTGTCTAAACTTTTCTTTAGGACTAACTAAATTTAGGTTTAAAGCCATCTTAAATATTGTTTAGAACTAACTAAGTTCAAGTTAAGTTGAGTTGAGCAATTATATCCCTATCAATTCCTAGTAATTCCAAAGTATAAAGATAAAAGCCTTAATTACTTGATTTAAGCCCATTTAAGCCACTTTTATCGTTTCTGATACCATATCACCTAAAAGTTGAGTTATTGCCTTAGATTAAATTCACTAGATAAGCACTAGATAAGAGCAAAATACCTGACAAATTGGCGTAAAAATAAGTACAAATTAGTTGGTTTTTTATCATTTAGGACTTAGAATTTAGGTAAAAATTGAGCAATTTAAGTGTAAAAAACTATCATTTATATCTAGTAATTCAGTTGGCACAAAAATAAAGCAAAAAAAGATGTTTTAGTGTTAATAAGTTACTGACAATCTGTCTGATTACCTTATAAGTTATTGATAATCAATCAGTTAAGTTTCATTCCATTTAATTTATATTCCTTATACTTGCAATATCATTTAGGAACGATAAAAGCTCTTTCACATAAGTACAATTGTTAATAACTTGTCAACAACTTTAATTGATAATAAGTTATAAACACTAAAAAAGTCGTATATTTGCAAAAGATTTCAGAGGTTATTTCTCACCTATATTAAACGAGAAAATGGTTGGAAAATCCAACCGAAAAACATATTTAAGATGAAAAATTTAACAGAAGTAAAAGCTATTGTATCAACACTTAATGCAATAGGAAACGGAAACAACAAAGTAAAAACATTTGTAGTAGAAAACCTAGAGAATAACAGACAATTAATTTGCGATACTCTTAATTACATCTACTCTATCAGTAAGCACGAGGAAGAGTGCAAAAAAACAGGAGAAATGAAACTTAAAAAAGGAGCTGATAAAAGGATAAACACTCTAGGGAGGTCTGTAAAAGAAAACTCAGATAACACTCTTAAGATAAAATTTGACAGAAAAAGTAAAACTTATTCAATAGTTGACCATAATGCTAAGGATAAAAAAGACAAATCAGATTTCGAAAAAGTACTTAATTTACTAGATAAAGGTTCATTTACTCCTGAGCAAATTACAGACCTAGCAGAATTATTAGCAACTACTAGTGAATTGATAGCAAAATAAGAATTCCAATCTATGCTAGGCATCATAAAAAACTGCCTGATTTCGTTGGAAAATCCAACGAGCAAACATCATAAAAAATTGAGTAATGGATAAGGAAGAATTCAAAAGAATAATCAGAGAATTAAAGCGTAAACACAATTTAGCAACCGACAAGCAAATTGATAGGCAGGTGGATAAATCACTATCA